GTCTGAATACGCTCGGCAGTAGTCTTTCCTGCCTCGTCTGTCGATTCAAGAGCACCTTCTGCATTTGCTATCGCTTCTGCAAACTCGTCAAAGTTCAGACTCCCCGACTGTAATGCCGTTACCATGTCGGTGGCAATTCTGTTCCCAAACGCTTCTATTGCAATGCTGTTGGCTTCTGTCTCATCTGTCGCATCTGAAATCGACCTCAACAAATCTTCCCAGTCTGCACGTGCATCTGTCCCAGCTTTTGCAGAGTCCTCAAAAGACTTCTTCATGCCCATAAGCACGGAGTTTGCATCAATTCCCTGCTTCTCAAAGGTCATCATCATGGCTATGGCTTCGTCCATCGAATAACCCATAGCTTTCAATGTTCCTGCGTTCTGAGTAAGACTTGTTGTAAGATTAGCAACAGAGATTCCACTGGCTTGTCCTGCGACTGTCAGCTTATCCAAGAGAAGTGGCAACTGCTCGGCTTCCAAGTCCCACCTATTCATGGCTTGTGTTACATCTATAACACTCTGCTGGACATCCTGCCCTGTGGCATCGGCGAAATCAAGGAACATTTTTGTTGTATCTTCCAGCACTTCGCCTGTGTATCCCAGTCTTGTGTTGATTTCACCGATTGCCCTTGAAATATCGTCAAAGTTTTCCTCTGTGCTCGCATAGACGGCTTTAGCTGTTGACATCAGACCTTCAAGAGCATCGCCTGTCGCACCAGTTGCATTTACAATGGTCTGTCTGCCCTCTTGTATCTCGTTGGTAGCCTTGGCAACTTCCTTCGCCATTTTGACAACAGCAGTTCCAACAGCCGTAGCGATTGCGACAGCCTTTAGGTTTATCTTTGAAGCAGAATTATCAATTTCCTTTTCGGTTTCTTTGGCTACTTTCTGCGATTCCTTCATGGAATCATTCAAGTCACCCATGCCTTTTTCGGCTTTCTTTGTATCTACTTCAACTCTAAATGTCAGTTTTCCTACATCATCTGCCATGTCTTGCCCACTCCTTGACGAATCTACCGAAGGACTTCATGCCGTTATCTTCGTTTCCTTCCAAGGCGAAGTCCCTCTTGGCTCTAAGTATATCAGAGATTTGCTTGGCATTATATTTCGTGGCTTTAGGTACTTCCATTGTACGGATTCGGATGATTTCGGACAGCCTTGTGTCACTCGGAAGCCCTTTCATCAGTGCTATGAACTTCTCTATTTTCATCTCGCACTCGTCAAGGTCTATGCCGTAGACCTGCATGAAGCCAGCATATATGTAGTCGGCATCCTGTATGATGTCGAACGAGGCTTCACGCTGTCCGTTCTTTTTCTTGTCTGCAAAGAGGTCAAAATATTTAATTATCGCTTCTGTCTTGTAGTCCTCGGGGATTGAACCTTTAAAAAGCAGAGGAAGCAAGGCATCCACCTTAACTTCCTCTAAAATGTCCTTGCTCCTTAATATCTTCAACGCAACAATATATGACTTGTGGTCGTTGATTATGGGAACAGCTTTGCCGTTGACCTCGATGAACTTATGGTATTCAAGTAGCACCTGCCAGCCTCTTTGCGTATTCTTTACTCTCTGCCTTCGCACTTTCCTTTAAAGCAGGGAAATAGACTTTGAGAAAGAACGGATACACTTTTAAGAACATTTCTTCATAGTTGCCTTCATAGAAAGCAAGTATCTTGTCCGTATTCTTCTCACCAAAAGCCAGCTTAAAAAGATAAATGATTGTATCACCCAAGAACTTGACCAGTTCCTCGGTAATCGGCTGATTGACCTTGGTCATATTGTCAATCTTCGTCTGAATGTCTTTCAGCTTGCTCTGTGCATCAAGGACTTTCTTGTAAAGAGTCATGCCCCCGATTGGTATTGACAGAATTTCTCCGTCAACATCCATTTCAATGGTTGCTGTTTTCTCTCTTTCAAGTTTATATGCCATTATTATCCCTCTGTAACAGTGATGTCATAACCAGTGCTGACAGAGACATCGCCCTCTGTGTATGTGACAGTGATTGAAGTTGTCTCAGCAGAAACCTCTGTCGGTGATGCTGTGAAGCCACTTGAAACAACCGCTGTGCTCTCATCATCGTATGTGATTTCAAGAGTAAGACCAGTAAGGTCAACTTCTTCTCCTGCAACGTAGGTCAACTTCTCGGCTGGTGTCTCGATTGAAGCAGAATCGGGAGCAATAAGGGTGACAGCCTGTGTTGTTGTCTTGGTCACTTCGTCCTCTGTGTAAGAGATTGTGATAGCCGAAGTATCTGCTCCCATTGTAGTAGGTGAGCAAGTGAAGCCCGATGTCTTGTCCTCTTTGTGGCTGTCGTTATATGTGACCTCGATAACACATCCAGTAAGGTCGATTGTCTCGCCATACTTGTAAGCTGTCTTGGTCGGTGCTGTCTTTACTGCGATTGAAGCAGGAACAACGGCTGTCGGAGTGACAGTCCAATAGCAAGCCTTCTCATGGTAGCCAAAGGTTACAGTGGTCGGAACTGCACCGCCCCATTTGTCACGATTGCAGATAACCTTGTTTGTGACAACCTCGGTTGTGCCGTCATTCTTTGTCGCTGTGATTACAAGACCTGTAAGGTCAAGAGCGTTCCCTGCATACTGTGTGTTGGTCGGCTCTGTCGTGATTGCGATTGAAGCAATGCCAATCGGGTCGATTGCTCCACCAAGGAAAAACCTGCGTCCTTTTTCGTCTCTAAGTGCCATATAAAGCCCCCTTAACTTCTTATCTGATTATAGCATACATTTTTATCACACCACATTCAACACATAGTTGCGTGAGAAGTAGTTTGCCGAATAGCGTAGCTGGTCGAGACAATGATTGTACATATCCACAGGCTTGCCGTGTGCATCCACCACATAGAGTGTCAACTCCCTCAGTATCGGATACAATCCGTATGTATCGGAATCAATCATCTTGACCTGCCTCTTGGCAATGAGCGACTGCAACCTTTCTATGCCGACCTGTATGCCCTTACTGCTTCCCTTGATGTCGTGTGCATTGTTGTCCGCACCTCTTGTCTGTATGCCGTGCAGATGCAGTTCCTCTCGCAATGCAAGACACGCTGGGTCAATAAGGCACTCCGACCAGTTCATCTGATACTTGTTCTTGCAGTAGGGGAAGAACTGCTCCGATATCTCCTTGGCTTGAATGGACAGAGCCTTGGTATATCCCGTTTCCGTACCCGAATAGTAGTAGAGGGCTACCATATATAGGTTAAACTGCCCCTTGGGTGTACGTGTGACAATGAAGCACCCGATTGCCGTTGCATCCTTCAATCCACCATCACCAGCAAAGTACATTTCCAGCTTCTGTTCTTCGGCTGGGATTGACCTCACGATATTTTCCTCATGGCTGAACATGGAGTAAATAACACCCTGTGGGATACAGCGATGTCCGTACCAGTCACGCTCCAGCAGAAACGGATTCTTTGACAATATTCGATAAAGTTCTGCCTTACGCTCTGCCGTGATAATCGGGTTATCGTCCATTGTCCAGTGCGACCATATCGTGTTCTGCACTTCAAAGACATCCTTAATAACTGGATGCTGTGGGCTTGGTGGGTTGAGGTCTGCAAAATGTACTCTGAGGTGGCTTGCGAATGTTCTTCTGAAAGCCTCTTGTATAGTCGGCATAGTGATAAGGTCAATCTCACAGAAATACACGCTCCCAAGCGATAATCCTTGGAATGACTTATAGCTTGATGAATCGCCACCGCCCTTGTAATATACACGCCTATCGCCCTTTGGTGTATGAATCAGCAGATGCTTTCCGTTTTCATCGTCCTTGAGTTTGCAATTTCCTGCGAAGATGTGCAGAAGCCCCATGCCGTCAGATTCTATCAGAAGTTTGTAAGCCTGTTCCTGCGAGTATCCCAAGACAAGGTGGTTCTCGTCCTCCGTCTCTATGAGGAATCGGGCATAACGGAAAGCCCCTGCGGTTGTCTTACCACTTCGGGGTGACTATGAGCCTTCAAGCACTTCAAGGGTAGAATCCTTAAAAGGTCTACGTATCGTCTCCAACTGTTTGTCGCTGAACCTCAAAGCACTCAAAGGCTAAAATCTCCCATTTATTCATCGTTTATGCAAAGCAAAAAGTCTCCGCTCGGTGAATACGGAGACCCTTTGCAAATTGATTCACTTTTCTTCGGTTGAAACTGTATCCTTATTCGATACGGCATCGAGCAGGGACTGCATCAGGCTTGTGTCCGCCTTGACCTCTACGTTATCGGTCATGCCAAGCCAGTTCTTCGCAAGGAAGATAGCCATAGTTGCGTTCTTCTCCGAAAGTCTGAGCATATTGCGTCTCAAGGTGAGTTTTCCCCCTGTGGAATGCTTTTTAAAGACCTCCGAGAAAGTCTCGTTGTATTCACGCTTGCACCAGCTTTCTATTGTGTCCTCCGAACACTCGAAGAAACCTGCAATCTCGGCAAGTGTGCATTGCAGTCCGCATAGTTTCTCGAAGTTATTTGCGTCTATCTCTTTTCGGGGTCTTCCCATCTTTTTCGGTGTATCCACTTCGCTCAATCGCTCTCCCTTGTCTTTCTGCCTGTTCCCTTGTAGGGTATACCTTACCAGTGTTTCCCCACTGATAACCGCCTTGTACTTTTCTTACTGGCATATCCTTTCCTCTCTTTTTCTATTGTAACAAAACATATAGTTAAATGCAAATTTCGGTTGACTGGGTATCCCTTTTGGAATTATAGTTTAACTGCATTGGTAGTTCAACAAGCAGAACATTCTACATTCCAGTGGAAAGAAGGGAGTGCAAGTCTCACCTCAATGCTTTTTTCTTTCTCCAATCGTAATATGTTCGCCTTTATACATACCAGCCCCGATTTCATCTATCTTTGAGAACGGTATCTCGGGAACAGCAAGCCTGAAATTCGGATCAAGGATATATATGTATCTCAATTGGAATCCCTCGACAACTTTTGTCCCAAGTTTTTCTGCGTACCATTCCATCGACTTATAAGCACCATTAAGCCCCAAGTCTTTCTGTAAAATTTTGTACATGACATTGCTTTTCGCTTGCAAGGTCATGCGATGAGCGTAATGCCCCCCCCATTATACTTCCAGTATTTTTCGGGCAACTCAATCATGCTTGCAGTTGAGATGCCAGTTAACTTGAATCCACTCGCTCT